TGCCAACCTGCGCGATGCCGACCTGCGCGATGCCAACCTGAGCGATGCCGACCTGCGCGATGCCGACCTGTTCGGTGCCAACCTGCGCTGTGCCAACCTGCGCGATGCCAACCTGCGCGATGCCGACCTGCGCGATGCCAACCTGAGCGATGCCGACCTGTGCAATGCCGACCTGTGCGAGGCATCTATAGATCAAATGATGTGGAATATTTATACGGTGTTCTATCCGTTGCAATGTCCGGAATCCGGCTCTTATATCGGCTATAAAAAGGCAAGTGGCCTTGTTGTGGAGTTGGAAATCCCCGCAGATGCACGCCGGTCCTCCGCTACTAGCCGAAAATGCCGCGCCAGTAAGGCCAAGGTATTGAGTATCACAGATATCAACGGAAATCCTGCTGGCGGCCAGGTAAAGAGCAATTATGATCCGAACTTTGTTTATGCCATAGGCGAAACCGTTGAGGTGACTGATTTCGACGATAACCGATGGAACGAGTGCTCCACTGGCATTCATCACTTTATTACACGGGCGGAAGCCGTTATTTACGAATAAAAGCGCCGCTCCCCGGTGTGCGAGACCAGAGGGCGGCAAGAGAAAGAACATCTGCCCTTATTTTAGGGCACGAAGGAGGGAAAGTCAATGCTGAATACCAGAAATATTTCAGCCCTGCTGCGCTGGGCGATGGAGAATATCGGCTACCCAATCGACGAGATTAACGCCCTGGACGGGACAATACATATCCGCCTCTCGGATGGCCGAACCGGATTTCTTTATATGGGCGAGGATGGGCCATATGCAGCCATTCCGTCATGATACACCTATATTTGGATCCGCTCCGGGACGAACAACTGAAACACCCCATTGGGACTTGTGCCAGGTGCGGGAATGATCTATATCCATACGATGATGAGGAAATTTGCCAAATTTGCAAGGAGGAAATCGAACATGGATACCAGTCTGATGAACCGGAACCAGCAGAGCCGCATGGGCGAGTACCAGGAGAGCAAGGCACTCTCGGAGATTAAGGGCAAGATGTACCTTGCCCGGCAGTTCCCTCGGGATCCCGATTGGTCCCTGCAGAATGTTCTGCGGGAGTGTGAGCGTCCGGAGCTGGCCGAGTCTGCCCAGTATGAGTTCCCCAAAGGGGAGAGTGTGGTCAAAGGCCCCTCGATCCGGCTTGTGGAGGTGCTGGCCCGCCACTGGGGCAATATCGACAGCGGCGTCAACGAGATTGAGGCCAACGACGGCAGCACCATGATCAAGGCGTATGCCTGGGATCTGGAGTCCAATGTTAGCGATGAGAAGACCTTTTCTGTCAAGCACGAGCGCACCACCAAGCGCGGCAGCTACAAACTCACCGACGAGCGCGATATATACGAGATGGTGGCTAACAAAGGGGCCCGACGGAAGCGGGCCTGTCTGTTGGCAGTCATGCCCGGCTGGTATGTGGATGCCGCCGTGGCCGCCTGTGAGGAGACCTTGAAAAAGTCCATGACCAACGGGCGTAGCATGGAGGACGTGATTCAAAGCCTAGTTTCCGCCTTTTCTGAATTTGCAATTTCTCCGGCACAGATTGAAGAGAAGATGGGCAAGGAGATTGGCAAGCTGTCCAAGAACGACGCGGTGAAGCTTAAGCATCTGTACTCCGCCATCAAGGATGGTTTTGTCAAGCCTGGAGATGCCTTCGGAGCGGCCCAGGAGCAGGCCGAACTCCCCTCTGACAGTGAGGCGGAGAGCCTGAACGCACTGAACCAGCAGTTGGCCATGGGAGGTACCAATGGATCTGACAAGGGATAACTACTACACCCCAGAGGCGGATTGGGCATATATGTCGTGCTCCCAGTACCAGGGATGGTGCGAGTGCGAGGCCAAGCAGATGGCCAAGCTCCAGGGCCGGTGGGTGGACGAGCCCAAGGAGGCATTCCTGGTGGGAAACTATTTCCACACGCACTTTGAGGGCCCGGAGGCCCATGAGCAGTTCTGCCAGGAGCACTTTGAGGAGATCTACAAGACCAAAACCCTCAAAGACAAGGCCACCGGCCTGGAGACGGTGGTGGCTACCGGGAAGCGGGCGGCCTATGAGCAGGCCGACAAGATGATCCAGACGGCGGAGCGGGATCCCCTGATCCGCTCTCTCCTGGATCTCCCAGGCGAGAACGAGATGATCATGACAGGGAAGCTATTCGGCGTTCCCTGGCGGATCCGGGTGGACAAGTACGCGCCGGACGGGCGGCTGATCATTGACTACAAGACCGTGGCAAACATCAACGAGCTCAAGTGGAGCAGCGAGCTCCACGAAAAGGTGACCTTTATCGACGCCTACGGCTACATGATGCGGGCCGCCGTATACTCCGAGATTGAAAAGCAGTTCAGCGGGAACCCGACGGATCCGCACTTTATTATCGTCGCCATATCCAAGCAGGATTACCCGGACAAGGACGTGCTGGAGCTCAACCACCGCCAGCGGTATGACTACGAGTTGGAGCAGATCAAAGAGCGCATCCAGCGTATCCAGCGGGTGAAGGACGGCTCCATGAGGCCCACCCGCTGCGGGTTCTGCGATTACTGCCGGGCTACCAAGCGGCTGTTCGCCATCCGGCCGTATTTCCGCCTGATGCCCGAATTCCGAGAGGGGCGTGAAGAGGATTATGCCGACCAGGGAGAGGCCGTGGCTGACCCATCGTCGGAGGGAGCCGTGGGTGATCTGCCCGCTATGCGGTGCGCCGATCCAATGGCGAAAGACTGACGTGGACGGCTGGGTACCCTGCGACCAGACCCCGGTGCTCTTTATCCGGGGCGGGAAGTTCCGCCTGGTCAAGCACCGGGATCTGGTGTACGGACAGCTCTACACCCCAGGCCGCCAGGAGCGTCCCCAATATGCTTGGATGCCCCACTACTACACCTGCCCCGTTTTGCGCAGAGAGCGCATACAATGGGCCTCAGACAACCGAGAAAGGGGATAATATGGAAAAGCTGCTGCTTACGCGCAAGGAGGCTGCTGATGTGTTGAACATCAGTGTGGATACATTGGACGAGCTTAGAGACGCTAAAAAGATCCGGTGCGTCAGAATCGGAGTACGGGTCTATTACAGTCCGGATGAACTAAGGGCCTTTATTACGAAGGAGGGCTACGTGTGCTGAACCGGATTGTACTTATGGGCCGCCTAACTAAAAACCCAGAGTTGCGTCACACCCAGTCCGGAACCCCTGTGGCTTCCTTCTCCCTGGCGGTGGATCGGGACTTCAAGGACAAGCAGACCGGAGAGAAGGCTACGGACTTCATCGACATTGTGGCTTGGCGGCAGACGGCGGAGTTTGTCTCCCGCTTCTTCACCAAGGGCCGTATGGCCGTGGTGGAGGGCCGTTTGCAGCTCCGGGACTGGACCGACCGGGACGGCAACAAGCGCCGTACCGCCGAGGTGCTGGCCGAGCATGTGTACTTTGGCGACTCCAAGCGGGATGCGGAATCCGGCGGGGCCTATACACCGCCTCCGGCGGAGCCAGGTTCCGGTGGGGCGGAGTTCGCGGAGCTGACGGAAGACGATGGGGAGCTGCCATTTTAATCTACAACGCATCCAGGCGTATCGGTCAGAAGAGCCAGGGCGAACAGGGATAGACGGCGGGGTGTGCCCCGTGCAGTATTCCGACGACCGCCCCCCTTCTGCCCCCCTTCCTCTTTCCCCCACACCCCCTATCTCTATCCCCCTATTATCCCCCCGTTCCTCCTCCTTCTCCTGAGAGAATGGCGGTAATTTGGAGGAGAAGAAGGCTTCTATCGGTAGACTTCCGGTAGAAGTACAGGAAGGACGTGACGCTGTGACCCGAGAGGATACGGACAATCTGTTCAAGTTGTTGGCCATCTTCCGCCCAAACGACCCCCGTGCCGAGGACACAACGCTGAAATCGGCCTGGGCGCTGGTGCTGGAACCGTATGCCGTCGAGGACGTTCGGGCGGCGGTGGCGGCCTACTTCCGGGAGAAGAAGTTCTGGCCAGATGTGACGGACATCTCCTCCCGATGCCCGCCGCTCCCACAAATGCCGCACCAACCTCCGCCCCTGACAGGTGGCTACATAGACCACGCGGTAGAAGCCCTTCGGGAGCGGTGGCAGGAGCTTCGCCGTCAGTGCCGGGCGACCGGGGTTCCGGGCACTTGGGAAGAGGCAAAAAAGTCAGGGCTGACCTGGGCGGCCTGGATGGAAATTCTTGATGAAAGGGGCCTTGGCTTGTGAATAAATACGGCAACAAGAAGGCGGTGCGAAATGGCATCACTTTCGATAGTCAGAAAGAGGCCGCACGGTATGACCAGCTCATGCTTCGGCTTTGTGCCGGAGAGATTCGGGATCTGAAGCTCCAGCCGGAGTTCACACTCCAGGAGGCGTTCACGACACCGCTGGGCGAGCGTGTTCGGGCCATCAAGTACCGGGCCGACTTTGCATATGAGCGGCCTACAGAGCCGGATTGCACGGGTGCCGTCCACTGGCTGCCTGTGGTGGAAGATGTGAAGGGCTTCCGAACCAAGGAATATGAGCTAAAGAAAAAGCTCATGGCCGGGCGCGGAATCCATGTGGTGGAGGTGTAGGGCATGGACAAGCACTGTGCTAACTGCATCTACAGGTGCTATATCACCGCCGGGCTGTACTGCTGCGACTACATAGGCTGTACCGGGCATGCACGCTCTTTGATCTGCCCGCCGGGCGCACGCTGCACAGAGAAAAAGACAGTTCAACGCACCCCGCCGAATCCAAACGGGAGGCCAAAGGCTGTATTTGACGAGGCAACATGTATGCAACTGTACCAGAAGGGCATGAGCGATATCAAGATTGGGAAGCACTTTGGCTTATCAAAAAATCCAATCGCCGCATGGAGGGCTCGGAATAACCTGCCATCAAACAGTAGGTCTCCGCAAGCCAGGATGGCATTTCTCAATGGCCGCTGATAAAGGAGGAACCGAACGATGGACGATAAGACGCGCGCCCTGTTGGGCGATAGAGAGGCGGCTAAGCTATGAGGGTGTTGGTGGCCTGTGAGGAGTCGCAGGAAGTCTGCAAAGCGTTCCGGGCGCTGGGGCATGAGGCATACAGCTGCGACATTGAGCCGTGCAGCGGGGGGCATCCGGAGTGGCATCTGAGATGTGACGCGCTGGAGTTACTGAAAATACAGTGGGATATGATTCTGGCGTTTCCGCCCTGTACATACTTGTCAAACGCTGGTGCTAAGCACCTGTTTCGCGGCGGCATCCTCAATCAGGAGCGATACCAGAAAGGTTTGGAGGCAAAGGAGTTTTTTCTGAAATTTCTGGACGCGGACTGCCCGAAAATCTGTGTTGAAAATCCAGTATCAAGCAGAATTTATGAAATGCCGCCGCACAGCCAGGAGGTGCAGCCCTGGATGTTCGGGCATCCCGCCCAGAAGAAAACAAGACTGTGGTTAAAAGGTTTGCCGCTTTTGGAACCGACAGACATCGTAGACCCGGAGTGCGGATGCCATGAAGCTGGTACATGGTTTATGAAAGGCGGCAAAGGCCGGCAGAAAAACAGGGCCAAGACCTTTCCGGGCTTGGCAAAGGCGATGGCCCAACAATGGGGAGGTATATGTGATGGATGATATTAAATTAGCCCTGCTTGGCAATCAAGAGGCGGCCAAGCGGCTGACGGATGCGGGGGTGCTGCTGGCGTGTGCTCACTGTGGAAAGCAAGCATACATATCGGTTGATTATGAGTGTGAGCCAGACAGTATGGGCAGGAAATGGTCGTACACAGTTGTATGCGGTACTTGCTGCGCGACATCGGGTTTATGTTTTTCGCCAGAAATGGCTCGCCTCGCCTGGAACGCCCGCGCGCCGATTCTGAGCGCGAAGGAGATGAAAGAGTTAAGTCATGGATAATTTACAACCAAGCCGAATTAACGGGGGGAACTCTTCCACTGGACGCAAAGCATCGGATTTTTACCCAACGCCCCCAGAGGCAACGGTCGCACTATTGAAGTTTCTTAGCTTGCCCGCACAAGCACATATCTGGGAACCCGCTTGTGGAGAAGGTCACATGGTTGATGTTATGGAGGCAATGGGGTATGAAGTAACAGGGACAGACATCCAAGCTGGAGATGACTTTTTGACCATTCCTTTGATGGGCTGTGACTGGATCATTACGAACCCTCCGTTTCGACTGGCGGAGCAGTTTATCAGGCAGTGTGCAAAGCATAAGAAACCGTTCGCACTGCTGCTGAAGGTTCAGTTTTGGAATGCAGCGAAGAGATATAAGCTGTTCCGCGAAATCACGCCTACAAGGGTACTTCCGCTGACTTGGAGACCGGACTTCACGGGGAAGGGGCAGGCTATGATGGATATGGCGTGGTGTGTATGGGATTTAGCGCCAAGAGGCACTACATATTTTTTGCCACTTGAGAAGCCGAACGCGGAGGAGTTGGAGATGCTGGAAAAGGAGGCCCAGCCGTGACGCGGGAAGAAGCGATTGACATTTTGGCGGAAAGCAAGCGACAGAATGAGGTTATGAGAGATATGCCCACCCTCACCCCGCCGAACGAGTGGGTGAGCGTGGAGGAAAGGCTTCCGGAACTGCCAGAGAAGGATTGGTGCAGCAAAATGGTTATTTCTTGCGATAAAAATGGCCATGTAGCACCGATGATTTGGGAGCGTGCACAGGTTAGAGGGAAAATGATAGAACGATGGAAATATCATTGGGATAGAATCTATGACGGCGCTGGAATCACCCACTGGATGCCACTCCCCGCACCGCCTGGTGAGGGCAATAATGTCCCTAACGAACCGCCGAACGAGCCGCTGACGCTTGGACTGGTCGATAAGTATGGCGCACCTCTGTATGCAGGTGACACCGTGGCTGCTGACAAATTTTTTATGTACGCTATCCGGTACGGAAGCCACAATGTAAACCCGAAGCAATGTGAACCCGCCTATCAGGTCGGGTGGTATCTGGAAATTGTTTGGGCACTCTACAACGAAGACAAAACGTATATCGGGCACACTGAGGCGCTGTATGACATTGGTGGAGTGGCTGCCAGATACCCGGCCCATTGTGCGGATACTACGGAGGGAGTACAAAACCTGCTGTTGTATAAGCACCGCCCACCGGAGGTATCGCCATGAGACACCAATATACCCGCGCAGAGTTGGAATCCATCACCCAGGAGACCGCAATCTACATTGAGGGGGCAGGCATAGCTCAGCTCCAATGGGGCGGTTTGGAGATTGCTCAGGGCGTGAAGGACGGGTACCTATACTGCAAGCATATCAAACCGTTTAGCCTGGATCTGTACGACAAATACTGGACGGCCTTTGATGGGCCGCCGGAGAGGAAGGAGAACGCATGAAAACGATTTGCATTACTTGCAAAAATGACTGCAATAACGCCGGTACAACGGCCAGAATTTCTTGGTGCCCTCAGTACAAACCAGGACGAATTTTGTCCAACGCCGACCGCATCCGGGCCATGAGCGACGCAGATTTGGCGAGATGGCTTGAATACGAGGGTGGAGGAGCCTGTGCAGAGGTTTATGGGTGGCTGGCGTGGCTCCAGCAGCCAGCGGAGGAGGGCAACAATGGACATTGAGAAGCTGGATATAAACGCAGTATGCTTTGGTATCCTTTGCAATTTTACCCCTGTATGCGGAGAAGAACGAGCAAAAGAGGCGGTTGAGAGGAGGACAACAAGTGGATAAACCAAGAATTGCGCAGGTGCTGGGAGTAGAGGTCGGAGAGGATGTCAAATACCGACATACAGATGGAACAGCAGAAAATATTTGTGTTTGTGAGGATGGGCGGGTTATTATTTCTTCTCTTTCATGCAAAATGTCAACCGTTGCTGTACTTATAAATGCCATCAACCACCCAGACCGCATCATCCGAAAGCCCCGCTGGACGGAGCAGGAGGTGGAGAGGGCGAAGGCTATCAAAGTGCTATATCCAGTTGTTAAAACATTGGCATACGTTGATATAGTGGGACAGACATTTTACATGTATGATGACGAAGACAACTATAAGGGCAGTCTTGATAACCTTGATGAAACGTTCCCTACGCTGAGGAGCATAAGGCGGGCCACATTGGACGAGATCATCGGAGGTGCCAAATGACCAGAGAAATACTTTTCAAGGCCCAACGGCTGGATAACGACGAGTGGGTGGAGGGAAACATTGTGGATGTCCCGGAAGATGCCGACTTTATGCCCGGAGCGTACATTCTACCGCGGTTGGTATCGGCCAGGGCAGACCCGCCCACAAAAGGGAGAATCATGCTAGGCGGATTCTTTGAAGTTGACCCCGCCACGGTCTGCCAGTACACCAACATCGACATACAGCGAGAAGCGTGGCCGTCCTCCGAAGTACACAAGATTTTTACTGGCGATATGCTGGGCGAATGGGGCGAGGACGAGGAAGGCAACGAGTGTGTTTGCATCCTCGGCGTCGTGACCTATTGGGAAGATGAAGGACGCTATGTATTGGCAGACGAGGACGGGTTGTGCAACGACTGGACGCTGGAGGACGAAGCGAAGCCAGAGAATTGGCCCAACCTCATACACTGCGGCTCCATCCACGACGGGGAGGGCGGCAATGATTAGACTGCTCCTTTTCCTGGGCATCATCCTGTCCATCGTCAAGGCAAATGGCTGGTTTGTGGTGCCGATGCCTGTCTTGGTTTTCTGCTGGGTAGGAAGCCTCGTTTGCTGGCTGATTTATTCCTATGCCCTTGGTGTGGGTGAAGGAGCTGCAAAAGAGATGAAAAAGAAAGTCCACGGCGGGGAGGGCGGACAATGAAGTGCGAGAAATGCGGAAAGGAAATCGTGCATCTGTTGGTTGATACTTTCCTCTATGATGGGAGCGACACTGATATTGAGCAGCCGGTTATTGAGTGCGAGAAAAATGCCGCTTACATTGAAACCACGCAAAACTGGACCGGATATGATCTGTCAGAGGAAGAAATGCTCGAAACGATAACCTGCCCACACTGCAAACAGTTCCCATTCAAGAGCAAAGAGATACAGGTCTATGATGTGGTGCGGGTGGTCTGCTTCAAGACGGAGGAGGGAGGACAGCATGTGTGAATGGATTAGCGTCAAGGAGAGGCTGCCGGAAAAAGAAAATGAGATGGTCTTAGTTACCGACGGATTAACCGTTATTACAGGCTTCAGAAACTGGATGTTTAGACTGGAAGATGGAAAAGTTTATACACCAGGTCTAAAGATGGGTGGAGGGTCAATGGAAGTTACGCATTGGATGCCCCTCCCAGACCCGCCGAAGGAGGGATAGCCCTTGAACGAGTTCCCGGAGAGGCTGAGAAGGTTAAGAGAAGAGAAAAGACCAGTCAAAAGCATGGTGACGGTTTCGGAGCTATGCGGGCTACCGAGTGGTGCGGTAAGAAAGTATGAGCGTGGGGAGGCGCGTCCTAATATGGCGGCCTTGATTGCGTTGGCTGACTACTATGAGGTAAGTTTGGACTACTTAACCGGACGAACAAATTTCAGGTAAAATTTTTTAAATTGTCCTTTTTTGGACAGCAAAGAAAGAATCTTACTTTAAAATGGGAGTGTGGGAGCGTATGCCCCTGCGCTCCCATTCTCTTTCCATCCCCTTTTCCTCCTTCATGCAGAGGGGGTGGCGTCGGTGATCTGCCGCCCCCCCTCCGTGTGCAATATGCCGCAGGCTGAAAACCACCCGATAAACTGGGCGGAGGGTCGCGCCCTCCATGCGGCAGAGCCGACAGTCATAGTGTCGGGCAAAAAAGCGGTGGCAGCTATGACCTGCCCCGGTGTGCCGACACATAAAAAGCGGCTGCGCCCGGCGGAGCGTGTAGAGACGGAATCCGCCACATATGCCGAGTGCAGTAGCAGAAGCGGAAGCGGCGGCCCGTTACGTCGCGGACGTGTGGCGGCTCAATGCCGCCTCTCGGCTCCAAACGCAGATGGAAAGCAAAAGAGGCGCTGCGCGATTAAATTAAATGCCAATGGGCGGCTGGACAACCTACTGTCCGCCATATGCCGCTCCTCGCCGCTTGAGGCGGGCGGTGGCACCAGATGTATGGCACCACAGGTTAAAAGCAGACGGGCCTTCCTTGTGCGCTGTGCGAAAGCGGCAAGGTGAAAAAATTATTTTTGGCTGGCCCCGGCCCTATAAAGATGAACGGTTCCGACTGACGACACCAGCGGAGGGGTTGAGATGTACCGTGATTGCTATACGATGAAACTGGCCTACCCATGTGAGGCTGACGGATGTAGGTGTGGTTCCGGCTGTCTTAGGACAAGGCCGGATTGTAACAGGACGGCTGACGAAGATTCGTATAGTAATTGTGATGTGATACCGCATAGCGGATTACATACCATTGAGCGGTGCTGGAATAGGTAGACAGTACACAAGGCAACGAGGACGGACAAAACGTGCTGCCACCTTGCTGACGAGTAAGGCCGTCTCCCCGATCGTAGCTGCGCCATGTGAGGTGCAAATCCTCACCCGCTCAAAAATAAAGCCGCCCCCGAAGGGGCGGACATGCATAGTGGAATCAGATAAGGCTCTTGGGGTCTACTTCCAGCGCATCGGCAAGGGCAAGCAAGTTTTTTGCGGTCAGGTTAGATGCGTCGGACTCACCAAGCTCGACGCGTTGGATCTGACGGATATTGACACCAGAGCGCTCGGCCAACTGCTTCTGCGTCAGACCGGCTTTGACTCGCTCATAGGTCAGCCTGGTTGCGGTGGGGTACCTCTCATATATGGCGGTATCCCCCATCTTCTCGGCGTCCTTGACGGGCATCCAGACCCACTGGTACGGGACGATGTGCTTTTTCAGGCAGCCCATGATCAGCTCCTGGCCTTGCTTCATGGCTGTTTCCCAGTTCTCAGCCTCGATGATGGCTTTCATTCTCCCCTCATATACCTGGGCACCAGGGACGGGAGGGACATCCTCCCCGGCGGCTGGGTTACGCTTTAAGTCTGCAATGATGTAATACTTTTCCATAGTTGTCTCCTTACCAAGCGTAATTAAGCGTACTTGACGCAGATGGAATTGAGAGTTTCACGGCTGCCAGTCCAAGCCTTGTTGTCACGATCCCAAACCAGACCGAACTCGCGCATCATGCTACGCACGGGGTAGGTATTGCCGGTGACGGTCAGGGTGTCCATGTCGATGTCCACCAGGACGGGGTGCGCCAGGGTTCCGCCGACCTGGACATTGCGCACGAGGCCGGAGAAGACACGGGCGGCTTCCTTCGCGGCCTTCCAGGCGCGGCGCAGGCAATCGCCGAAGCTGAGAGAGGTGACCCACTTGAGGGACATCTTGCGCAGGTTCCAAGCGGCTTTCATGATTTCAGAGAGATTGTACTTTTTCATGTTAGTTACCTCCTGGGGCTGCCCCCCTCTTGATGATTCCATTATACGCTAATATTAGCGTATTGTCAACAGGAAAATGCTAATATTAGCGTAAAATATTTGCCGCCCCGCAGTTGCAGGAGACGGGGGAGGCCCCAACGAGAGGAAACGCATGGCGGGATATTCCCCCGCCGCCTCTCAAACAAAAGATCAGGGCTAGGCCGACGGGCCGAAAAGGGAGGTGCCACCTTACTCCCCTGCCCTGAGTCAACATAAAGGTGGGAAGCAAAACAGAAAGGGTGGTATCTACATGAACGAACTAATCAAAGTTGACTTTAGCGGCGAAAAGCCAGCAGTATCAGCGCGGGAACTCCACGAGTTTCTAGAGGTAGAAACACCGTACCACAAGTGGTTTCCCCGTATGTGCGAATATGGATTCGCTGAAAATGAGGATTACGCAGTCACGGACATTTTTGTCCATAACCCCGCTGGCGGCCCTCAGAGCATGAAAGATGCCGCCGTCTCTATCGATATGGCCAAGGAGATCTGCATGCTACAGCGGAACGAGAAGGGGAAGATTGCCCGGAAGTATTTCCTCCAATTGGAAAAGGATTGGAATAGCCCGGAAAAGGTAATGGCCCGTGCGCTCCAGATAGCAGATCGAAAGATTAAGATGCTGGAGGCGGAGAAGGAGACCAACCGGCCGAAGGTGCTATTTGCGGACTCCGTGGCTGCCTCCAATACATCCATACTGGTTGGAGAGCTGGCAAAGCTCCTCAAGCAGAATGGGGTGGACACTGGGCAGAACCGTCTCTTTGACTGGATGCGGAACAACGGATATCTGATCCGCAGAGAGGGCACGGATTACAACATGCCCACACAGCGCTCGATGGAATTGGGCCTGTTTGAAATCAAGGAAACTAGCATTACACATGCAGATGGGCACGTTACAGTAAACAAGACTCCGAAGGTGACGGGGAAAGGACAGCAGTTTTTTATCAACATGTTTCTAGGTTAACAACCCACACGGGTGTATCGCTTAACAGGCTGTGACGGCTGGCCGTATCCGAGCCAGCGCTCGACAGTAGGCGGCGATGGTGTACTCCCTTTAGGGCCATATATATAACCCCTACGGGGTTAATATATTGGCCCTCAAAGGGAGTGGGAGTTTGACGAAGCGAGGGGGGTGCGCTGCTACATGGACTACAAAAGCAAAAGATGGCGCGAGCTCTCTCAAAGAGTTATGCGCCGCGATGGCTATATGTGCCAGCTATCTAAGCGATATGGCAAGCGTGTACCAGCAGACCTAGTGCATCACATATATCCAGCAGACGAGTATCCAGAGTATGCGTACTGTGCGTGGAACTTAGTATCACTCTCGCGGAAGATGCACAATATGTTACACGACAGGAACACAAACAGATTGACGGACGAGGGAAAGGCATTACAACGAAGGACGGCACTGCCCGGAGCACCAGGGGTATCCCCCCCGGTCAGTGATTGATGAAAGCACACCCAGGGGAACGGTGAAGGGAACTCTTTCCAACTCTAAACCTAATTTTGACAAAGGGGGATCGCAATGACGGGAAAGCAATGGAAAACTTTATTAGCTCGTCAACTTTCCTCTTTGGGACAGAAGGAGAAGGCATACGAATCTGTGGTATCAACATTAGCTGATATCCTGGAGCAGAGGGATGCGGTTTATGAGCAGTATCAAGCGGAGGGATGCCAGCCGGTGAAGGAGTACACAAATAAGGGAGGGGCAACAAACATCGTAAAAAATCCATTGCTTGTGCTATGGGACGATCTTAACAAGTCCGCTTTGGCGTACTGGCGGGAACTTGGGATGACGCCGAGTAGCTATAAAAAAATGACGGGCGATGCCCCGAAGAAAGAGAAGGCTGGCGGACTTGCCTCTGCCCTCCAAGCTATCGAAGGCTAAGAACTGGCCCACTGTCCTGGAGTACGCCGAATCAATACGGGACGGACGAAAAGTTGCATGTGAGGAGCTAAAACAGACGGTAAACCGTTTTTTTGCGGACTTGGACAACCCTGATTATGAGATGGACCCGAAGGCCCCAGAGTTTTGCATTGGGATTATTGAAAAAACTCTTTGCCACCAGCAGGGTGAGAAGCTAGACGGGACGCCATTGCGCGGCACCATGTTCCTGCTGGAGCCATATCAGAAATTTATAATCTACAATCTGGTGGGATTTAAGCTCAAGGGGACCGATATCGTCCGTTTCCATGAGGCCCTGATTTATATCCCGCGAAAAAACGGAAAGACCGGGCTAGCTGCCGCACTAGCGTGGGCGCTGTCCCTGCTTTACCGGAAGAGCGGGAGTAAGACCTACATAGCGTCCGCCGCCCTAATGCAGTCGCTTGAGAGCTTCAATTTTTTGAAGTACAACATCAACCGCATGGGAGAGAACCAGAAGGACGGCGGGACGGTCAAAATCATAGACAACAATAACGAGCACAGCATGGAATCGGAATTGGAGGACGGATCGTTTTTTATCCGAGCCTTGGCTTCCAACCCAGACGCGCAAGATTCTCTTAATGCTTCCTGCGCAATTTGTGACGAGATTCACGCCTTCAAGCAGCCCAAACAATACAACCTATTTAAAGAGGCGATGAAGGCATATACCAACAAGCTACTGATTGGCATATCTACCGCCGGTGACAATGAGCAGGCATTTTTGGGGCAGCGGCTTAAATACTGCCGGAAGGTGTTAAATGGCACCGTGAAGGACGAGCAGTATTTTATCTTCATGTGCTGTGCGCCGGAGGGAGTGAAGGACGGGAGCGTAGATTTCACAGATCCGCAGATTCATGAGATGGCCAATCCCGGATATGGCATTACCATACGACCAAACGAAATCCTTAACGACGCATTACAAGCTCAGAACGATCCCCAGCAGAGAAAAGACTTCTTTGCTAAGAGCCTGAACGTCTATACAAATGCGCTTAAAGCTTATTTTGATATAGACGAGTTCAGGAAAAGCGATAGGCAATATGGATGGACGATAGAGCAACTTGCGAAGTTGCCCATTGATTGGTATGGCGGAGCCGACCTATCCAAACTACACGATCTGACAGCGGCAGCTTTGTTCGGCCGATACAAGGACGTGGACATCATCATCACCCACGCCTTTTTCCCCGTAGTGGCGGCCCATATCAAAGCAGATCAGGACAATATCCCACTATTCGGCTGGGCCGATGATGGATGGTTGACACTGTGCAACAGCCCTACCGTCAATCACGCCGATGTGGTCAACTGGTTTGTGGACATGCGGCGGAAGGGATTCAAAATACGACAGATAGGCCACGACCGAAAGTTTTGCCGAGAATACTTTATTGGAATGAAGTCTGCTGGATTTAAAATCATAGACCAACCCCAATATTACTACAAAAAATCAGAGGGTTTCCGGCATATCGAACAAAGTGCGAAGGACGGAAATCTCTATTATCTGCATAGCGAAGCGTATGAGTATTGTGTTGAAAATGTGCTGGCAGTGGAGAAAACGGATGACATGATCCAGTATGACAAAGTACAACCAGAACATCGAATAGATTTGTTTGATGCATCTGTGTTTGCGTGTGTGAGGTATCTGGAAAATCTGGAGAGGGCAAAGAAAGCGAGGGACTGGTTTGGCGAGGAGTAAGCAAAGAAAACAAAAGGCAAGAGACGAGCCCCCGAAGAAGCGTAGTGTTGCATGGCTTTGCTCAAGTGAAGCGTTTGATACGCTGACCTGTCAGGGGTATACGTCGTTGTCACACAATCCAGAGATTGCAGCCGGAGTGGATACGATTGCCCGTTTGATTGGGTCTATGACTATCCACCTAATGGAAAACCAAGAAAATGGTGATATCCGGATTAGGAATGAACTGTCGAGAAAGATTGACATAGCGCCTAATAGGTACACTACAAGGGAGCAATTTATCCATTGGATTGTGCGTACTCTGTATTTAGAGGGTAATGGGAACGCAGTTGTATGGCCCGACACAAAAAATGGGATTATCCAAGACCTAAACCCCATACCGCCGTCTATGGCCTCTTTTATCCAGGACGGGTGGGGCTACAAGGTTAACATAGGCGGGAAGGAGTATATGCCGGATAGTGTTCTCCATTTTGTGCTCAATCCTGATAGCTGTTTCCCGTGGCTCGGAACCGGATATAGAGTGTCCCTGGCAGATGTAGCTAATAACCTAAAGCAAGCCTCGACTACGCAAAGAGGATTTATGGCATCCAAGTGGAAACCATCAATCATTGTCAAGGTGGATGCTTTGACTGACGAGTTCTCCAGCCCGAGCGGGCGGAAAAAACTGCTGGAAAGCTACGCCATGAGCGGAGAAGCTGGAGAACCGTGGTTAATCCCGGCGGATCAGTTTTCGGTCGAGCAGGTAAAACCTCTGACGCTGTCCGACCTTGCGTTGGACGCGATGGTCACGCTGGACAAGCGTACTGTAGCGGCAGTGTTGGGTATACCACCGTTTGTACTGGGAGTGGGCGACTTTAATCGAGATGCGTGGAACAACTTCGTAAACACGACTATCATGCCGTTAGCTCGGTCGCTTGAGCAGGAAATGACAAAAAAACTTCTGTATTCGCCTGGATGGTTTTTCCGCTTTAACTCCTGGAGTCTATATTCCTACAGCATCAATGAGTTGGTTTCCGCTGGCGCTGAAATGGTTGACCGGATGGCGCTACGGCGAAATGAATGGCGTGGCTGGCTCAATCTGCCGCCGGACGCGGAAATGAATGAACTTTTGGCGCTGGAAAATTATCTGCCAGCCGACAGGCTAGGTGATCAGGGGAAGTTGGTCCAGAACGGAGGTGAAGGATATGGAACATAGATATATCCCGATGGACAGAATGGAGGTCAGGGAAGATGGCGGAGACCTCTACATTGAGGGGTATTTCGCTGTATTTAACTCTGTCTATGAACTGTGGCCGGGGGCTACTGAGAGTATCGCACCTGGGGCCTTTGACGATTCTGTGAGTGACGATGTGCGGGCCCTGTATAACCACAATACGGATCTTGTGCTGGGCCGCACCTCCGCAGGGACTATGGAAATCAAGCAGGATAGCCGGGGGCTGTGGGGACGCATTAGGATTAACCGGGATGATAGCGACGCAATGAACGCTTACGCAAGAATCCAGCGGGGAGATATTACCGGATGCTCTTTTGGGTTTGATATCGCAGATCAGGAAACCGAGTACAGGGAAGACGGAACAGTACACTGGACGATTAAACGAGTATCCCCGCTATACGAAATCTCGCCGTGCACGTTCCCTGCTTATCAGGATACTACAGTATCTGCCCGCAAGCATGATTTAGAGGAAGTCAAGCGGAAACGAACAGAACTGTGGAAAAGAGCGATGTTTGAAAAGTTAAAGACATGCTGATCTGAAAGGAGAAAACAATGCTGAAAGTGCTAATGCTCCGGCGGTCCATTGATGCCAAAAAGGCAGAGCTGGCAGAGCTGGAGGACAAGGATGCTGAGTTCCAGACGCGAGAGGCAGAGCTCGAGGCATCAATTAACGAGGTAGAGCCCGGAAACGCTGAGCAAGAGGCTGTAGTGGAGGCCGAAGTAGAGAAGTACGAAAGCGAGAAAGCAGAGCACGGCGAGAAAAAGCAGACCTTAAGCTCCGATATTGAGCGGTTGGAAAACGAACTGGAGGAGATCGAGCGAATGGCTCCTAAGCCTCAATCTCCAGAGAAAAGCAAAAAGAATGAAACTGTGAGAGGAGATACCAACATGGAAATGATCAACATTCGTGCCCTGCCCATGAACCGCCGGGCCTTTGATGCTCTGCCCGGAGAGCGGCGCACCGCGATTCTGGCGCAGGAGGATTCCAAGGCGTTTCTGGAGCAGATGCGTAGCCTTAAGGGCCAGAGCAGAGCTGTCACGGGTACTGAGCTGACAATCCCTATCGTGTTCCTGGAGTTGATTGCAGAAAACATGTTCCGCTATTCCAAACTGCTCAACCGGGTACGGGTGCGTAATGTAACTGGAGAGGCGCGCCAGACTATTGCCGGAACTATCCCGGAGGCAGTTTGGACGGAAATGTGTGGAGCCATCAATGAACTGTCTTTCGGGTTTAACCAGATTACCGTGGATGGCTATAAGGTAGCCGGGTATATTGCGGTGTGCAACTCGATCCTGGAGGACAGCGACGTAAATCTCGCTTCTTGGATTGTCGAGATGATCTCCGAGAGCATTGGCTTGGCAATGGACAAGGCGATCCTCTATGGCAAGGGTTCGGCGTCCCGTATGCCGCTCGGCATTGTTACCAGACTGGCGCAAACTGCCCGCCCCAGCGATTATCCTGCCTCTGCGCCCGAATGGGTGGATCTGCACGAGAGCAATATTAAGAAGATCGGCGGCGATAGCGTAACCGGCGCTGAGTTTTGGGCGGCGCTGATGGAGGCAACCGGCAATACATATACAACTTATAGCCGTGGAGAACAGTTTTGGGCGATGAACAGCAAGACGCACGCAAAGCTGCGCTCTAAGCTCATTACCTTTACGGCCAGCGGCGATATTGTCGCCAATTTGGCAGGAACACTCCCCATTATCAACGGAAATGTCGACATCCTGGAGTTTATGCCGGATGGCGATATTGTGGGCGGCTACGGCGAACTGTATCTTCTGTCCATGCGCGCAGGCATGACGATTGAGCGGTCTACTGAAGTCCAGTTCCTCCAAGACAACACGGTATATAAGGGCAAGCAGAGAGCGGACGGACAGCCCATCATCCCAGGCGCATTTGTGGCAATCAATATCAACAATCAGTCGGTGACTACTGTAATGACCTTCGCGGCAGATACCGCCAACGATGCACAGCTCCAGGACTTGGCGATTGAGGGCGTGACGCTGACACCGTCGTTTGACCCCACGAAGCTGACCTATTCCGGCGGCACTGCGGCCAAGAACAGCGCAAAGGTCGAGGCCACAGCGGTGCAGCCTGACGCCAAAGTAACTATTGCTGTAAACGGGAAGAATCTGCGCAATGGCGGCACTGCTACCCTGACAGCATCCGCATCTAATACGATTGCAGTTACCGTGCAGCAGGGCAACGCAGTAAGAGTATATACCGTTACCGTGACGGGCGCAGCGGGGGGTTGAATCCCCCCGGCCGCGCTCGCGGGTACGGGGGACGTAAAAAAGCGAGCCCAAAGAGTGGAGGGGTAGAGAGTGACCTATGAAGGAATTTTGAGCATGCTCAAAGTAGACTTACAAATTTCTACGCCTCGAATGGATGAATATTTGAGAGACCTAATCTGGTCAGCGCAGTCTCTGATTACAACCGAGGGGATAAACCTTGATCTGTGCAATCAAGAAGATTGCATGCTGACGGAGATGTATGCGGCTTATCTATACCGGAAACGCCGGGAAGATACAACGGGTATGCCGCGTATGCTTCGATGGGCGCTTAACAATCGCCTGTTTTCACAGAAAGCGAGGGACCAGGATGGATGATGTGCTGGTCTTGATTGGGGCGGACATCCAGACTAACGACTTGCTGGAGCAGGTAGAGGGGGACGGCACCCGAACGGAGGTGTTCGGCCGGGTGGAGTCTGTGACCCGTGCGGAATGGTACGAGGGTGGCCGGGAGGGCATGAAGCCTGCTCTGGTATTTATCACCCCGGCAGTCAATTACAGCGGTGAACCGGAGGCCGAACTACAAGGTGTGCGCTACCGCATCTATCGTACCTATCGAAAGCGGGATACCGATGAAGTGGAGCTGTACCTGGAGGAGAAAGCTGGTGTGGCCAATGGCTAGAATCCGGCTGGATGCTCTGGCAGATGCCATCGGGGCGGAGCTCTCCAGCTATGGCGAAGAGGTCACGGACGAGGTCAAGAGCGTGGTCAAGGCCGCTGGAGAGGACTGCAAAAAGGATATACAACGCCGGAGCCCCAAGCGCACAGGGAAGTATAGGAAGGGTTGGCGCTCTACCGTGGCCTATGAGGGGACGGACGGTATCAGGGTCAGAGTTTACAATGCGACTGACGGACAACTTACCCACCTGCTGGAGAATGGTCATGCAAAGGTAGGAGGTGGTCGGGTGGATGGCACTCCGCACATCCGGCCCGCTGAGCAGGCGGTGGAACGCGAATTGCTGCAGAAATTGAGGGAGGCGCTGCAATGACGCAGAAGGAATTAGCCCAGCGCCTAGCTACGACGGGGTTGCCGGTGGCCTACCAGGCTTTCCGCACCCGGCAGGCCCCGCCATTTGTCTGCTATCTGTTTGCATATGATAGTCAGTTTTATGCGGACGACGGGATGTATTTCTCCGCTGGTCGCTATCAAGTGGAGCTCTATACCAGCACAAAAGACCCAGTAATCGAAGCCAGAGTAGAAGCAGTTTTGGCTGGGCTGTGCTGGGAGAAGTCCGAGGAGTACATCGACGAGGAAAAAATTTATCAGATTACTTATGAAATCGAGGTGTGATTATGCCTACCAATAAAGCCAATAAAGTAAAGTTTGGCCTTAAAAATGTGCATTACGCCATGCTGACTGAAGAAGGCGAAGAAGTCACATATGGCACTCCGGTACGTATCCCAGGTGCGGTCAACCTGTCCATGGATGCCCAGGGCGATACCAGCACATTTTACGCCGACGATATGGCCTACTATGTCACTGCGGCAAACGACGGCTATAGCGGTGACCTGGAGATTGCCTTGATTCCAGACAGTTTCCGCAAGGATGTTTTGCAGGAAAAAGAGGACACAACGGACAAGGTGCTGGTGGAGAACGTATCTGCGGAGCCAAAGCCCTTCGCCCTTCTTTTTGAGTTTTCTGGCGATCAGAAGGCTGTCCGTCATGTGCTCTACAACTGCGCGGCTACTCGGCCCAGCCTGACCGGTGCCACCACCACCAACACCAAGGAACCCAGCACGGAGACTATCACTATCACGGCCTCCCCGCTCTCCAGTGGCGTGATCAAGGCAAAGACTACCCCGGATACGCCGGACGAGAAGTATAACGCATGGTATCAGAAGGTCTGGCAGCAGGCTACTGTTGGAGTTTAACAATGGAAAAGACAATCAAAATTGATGGGCGCGATATCCTTTTTCGAGCCACGGCGGCCGTCCCTCGACTCTACCGTATCAAGTTCGGCCGAGACATCATGCAAGACATGCGTGATTTACAGACTGCCATAGAGAAATCAGAGAGTGGGGATCAGCCCATCCCAGTGAAGATGCTGGAGGTATTCGAGAATGTGGCCTATTTAATGGCCCGCCACGCAGACCCGGATATGAAAGAGCACAGTGTGGAGGAGTGGCTGGACACCTTTGGCACCTTCTCCATCTATGAGGTATTCCCGCAGCTGTTGGAGCTTTGGCAGCTTAATAACCTATCCATCGGAGAAAGCAAAAAAAAACGAACCCAGTAGACCGGGAAATGACCACGGCCCTGTTCTTGCTGCGAGCGGCACAATTGGGTATACCGATCCGGGATCTAGAACTGCTGACCATCGGCATGGTGACCGACATGCTGATTGAGGCGGGGAACGACGATTGCGAGTATGACCGTTTGCCCACGCAGGCGGATTTTGACGGGTTTTAGGGGGGTGTCAGCATGGCGCGCAACCGAATTAAGGGCATCACCGTAGAGATTGGCGGCGATACTACAAAACTGGACAAGGCTCTGGCTGGCACTAATAAGCAGCTCTCTGCCACGCAAAAATCACTGAAAGATGTGGAGCGACTGCTTAAACTTGACCCTGGGAACACAGAGCTGTTGGCACAGAAGCAGCAGCTACTTGCGCAGGCAACAGAAAGCACGGCACAGAAGTTGGAGACATTGCGACAAGCGGCACAGAGTGCCGACGCCGCGCTCCAAAGGGGACAGGCATACCAAGAAAAATACGAACCGCTCAAAGCGGAACTGGATGCAGTAGCAGCCTCAATGAAGGGCATGGAGGCAAATGCCGCCGCCATGAATGCCAAATTAGAGGCTGGGCAGATTTCTACCGACCAGTATGATGCCTTCAACCAAAAATTGGAGGAAACCCGCAAGAGATATCAAGAACTCCAGCAAGCGGTCAAAAAACTAGATAAAGAGTTTGCTGGAGCAAAGATAGACCGAGGCCAGTATGATGCCCTCCAGCGCGAGTTAGCGGAAACAGAACGAGAATTGAAGGACACACAAAAAGCTTTCGGTAATTGTGCCAGCGGGATGGACGAGTTCGGCAGGAAGGCTGAAAATGTGTCTCAAAAGGCTGGAAAGATTAAAGATGCCTTCGCACCAGTAACGGCAACGATCGGAGGGATAGGAGCGGCCGTATTGGCTACGGTTCCTGCAACAGAGGAGTTCCGCGCTGACCTCTCGCTCCTAGACAACAACGCTCGTCAGGCGGGGGTAGGTATTGACGCGGCACGCCAAGCATTTATGGATTTCAATACTGTATCTGGTGAAACTGATAGCAGTATCGAAGCCGTATCCAACTTACTCCAGGCGGGATTTACTGAGAGCAATCTGCAAATCGCAGTTGAGGGGCTCGCCAATGCTGCGGCAACATTTCCCGACACCCTAAAGATTGAGAGTTTGGCGGACAGCCTGCAAGAAACACTTGCCACAGGTTCGGCCACAGGACAATTTGGCGAGCTGTTGGACCGTCTTGGATATGGCGCGGAAAACTTCTCTACAAATCTGGCCCTCTGCAACACAGAATTAGATCAACAGAAGCTGGCTCTGTCTGTGCTTGTAGATGGCCCTCTGCGTGGAGCATATGAAGGATGGCGTCAAAACAACGAGGGTTTGGTCCAGAATAGAGAAGCCAGTCTGAAATTACAAACGTCCATTGCAGAACTGGCCGAAAGTGTGCAGCCACTTGTGACTCAATTAACGGAACTGGCGACACAGTTCTTGGATTGGTTTAACGGATTGGATAGCGGAACTCAAAAAGTAATTGTTGGGATTGCGTTGCTGCTGGCGGCGATCAGCCCAGTGGCCGGAGTAGTTGAAACGGTCTCAGGTGTATTATCCAAACTAAGCACGATTACGGGTGGCCTCGGAGGGAAACTGGCTATTGTAGTGGTCGCTATAGGAGTCTTTGTCGCATTGGCGGCCAAGATAGCGTCAGTATGGGATAGCATGTCTGGAGCTGAAAAGGTTATTTCAATTCTTGGATTAGTAGCGTCGGCGGCTATTGCTGCGGCTATTGCTGTGGGTGCATTCCAGTCAGCGCTTACACTTGGCATTGCAGCAGCGGCCATTGCGACAGGTATTGCTGCGATTATGCTCTCAATTAACTCCGCAACAAAACGGGCAAATCAAGCATCGCAAGATCTCCAGAAAGTTGCAGCTTCCGGTGGACGTTCTTCTGCTTATGGAGATATACCTGGTTTAGCTAGCGGTGGCGTAGTGCCGCCCAACGACCCGTTCTTGGCGGTGCTGGGTGACAACAAACGCGAGACCGAGATTGTGGCACCCTACTCGGAAATCAAACGGGCGGCTGGGGACGCATTTGCCGAGCGAGGCGGCGCTAGGAGCACAAAGGACATCCACTTGTATCTGCACAAGGGCGGAGGCTTTATGCGAGAGTTTAAGCTTTCCCTGGATGATGAGTCCAAGCGGCAGGGTGTGAAGCTGACGGAGGTGTAAGCATGTCCATCATCATGGACGGGGTGACCTACCAAGTAAGGGTACGGCTGGGCACTCTGGAGCAGTCTTTCCGCGTGGAGGACGGGGATAACGCAGGAAGAGCTATGTCTGGCCGGGAGATCCGGGACGTGGTGGGCACCTACTATGACTATTCTATGGAGGTTGAACCAGACCCAGGGTACAGGGCCGACTACGACGCCTTTTTCAGGGCCATATCCGACCCGGTGGATAGCCATACCATTACACTACCAGATGGGCAGACCACCATGACCTTCGAGGCTATGGTGACCTCCGGTCGGCACACCAAAAAGGACAAAGTGGGCGGGGTGACCCGCTGGACAGGATTAACGGTAGAATTTACCGCCATAGAGCCGCAACGAATCCCGGAATGAGGTGAGCATGTGAGGAACCGCATTACATATGCAGGCAAGGAGTTTTCGGACGACCTGGACGCGGCTTACCGCCTCACTACTGGCGACTGCCTGCTGGAGACCTCTGCTCTGTCGGATTCTCTTGCGGCCAATACTCTGGAGTTTGAGGTGGACAGCGAGGACACCAACCTGACCCAATACGTGCGCAACGACAAGCTGGAGTATGAGTACAAGGGCCGTCGCCTGGGAACCTTCTACATGCAGTCTGTGGGACGGGTAGGAGCAAGTTCATACCGCTTTTCCGCCGTCTCCGCCGTTGGCCTGCTCATGGGCAAGACCCACTATGGCGGGCTCTATACAGGACAGACGGTAGCGGAAGTGGTGGCCGATATCGTGGCAGGAACCGGCGTCACCGTGGAAATTAAGACAATTTTCCGGGACTATCAACTCTATGGCTGGCTCCCTATTGCCACAGCGCGGGACAATCTGGCACAAGTGCTCTTTGCTATTGGTGCCTATCTGCGCACCCTATCTAACGGTGTGCTGCGCATTACGTCGCTGTATAGTGGGGTGAGCTGGGCACGGGATGGGGCCAACTGCTATACCGGAGGCTCTGTGGACTATGGTACCCCAGTGTCCAGGGTAATTGTGACCGAGCACTCCTGGAAAGAGGGCAGCGAAACAGTAGAGTTGTTCGACGGCGCAGCAGAACAAGGCGATATTATCCGTTTTGACGAGCCGGTACATGACCTCAAGGCCAATGGATTTACTGTGCTGGAAAGCAACTGTAATTATGCTAAGGTATCTGCCGGAACTGGTACCCTTACTGGGACCAAGTATATCCACAGCATGAGGGACGTAGTACGCGATGTCGGCCAAGGAGTAAACGGAGACGATATCACCGTTAAAGAGGCGTACCTGGTATCACTGGTTAACTCAGTAGGAGTCGCCGAGAGATTGGCAGAATATTATGCCCACCGAGAAACTATTACGCAGGATGTCGTGTGGAGCGGCGAGCAGCCTGGGGATATCGTGCGCACGGCTCATCCTTACGGTGGCACAGCAGAAATCTTTTTGGGCTCGTCTGACCTTGCTATGAGCGGTATTCTGAAGGCGTCTGAGGAGGGAATTGTGGGATACATCCCTCCGGCGCCGGAGGATCAGACCTATTACGACTATGAGGACATACTTATAGGGAGCGGCGATTATGTTATCCCGGATGAAGTGTATTCGCTTACTGTCGTCTGCATCCAAGCGGGGACAGGAGGTCAGGCTGGTTTTGACGGCGAATCGGGCGGCTCATCTCAGCTTATTGTGACTTCGAAGGATCAAAACGCCGGAGGATCTTGGTCTGATTCGCCAGAAGATGGCGGGCAAGGCGGAGACAAGGGCTCTCCAGGCGCTGGCGGAAAGGTCTACCGGGCGACAATTGATGTTGTCCCTGGTCAGGTCATCCACTATGAGTGCGGCACCCCAGGCGTTGGAGGAGCGACGAATGGGGCCGTGGGCACTGCTGGTGGAGAAACGACTTTCGGGGATTTGTCGTCTGCACAGGGGGCTGTATCTGATACAGGATATACCGACCCAGTATCTGGAGATGTGCTTGCTAAACCCGGAACAGAAGGCGTTAACGGTGCTGCGGGTGGCCGTGGCGGGCAGGCATCCAGCCGAGGAGGAGAATATGGAGAGAGCGGCGAGGATGTCCCCCCGAATACTGGCGGACAAAGCGGTATCCCCTTCAAATATTCGTATGAGGGGTTCGGGTCAGAAACCGTGGAATTGTACGGCGGCGGAGCCGGTGGCGGGGCCGCATTTGGAAAGAATGGTGGGCCAGGAGGTAGCAAAACAAACGGGAAAGGGGCTAAAGGTGGAGATGGTGCATCCCCTGATCCTCCTGAATCCAAAGATAAAATTGGTGCTGGAGGAAATGGTGGGCATGGCGGTGGCGGCGGTGGTGGTGCCGGAGGCATTTTTGCATCTTCGGAGCCCTTTGAAATTGCAGGAGCGGCTGGCATCTGGATTACTAATGACGGCGGCTCGGCTGGGAAAGGCTCTCGTGGGTCAAACGGAGGTCCAGGCGGTATCCTGGTATACTACCAACAGCCTAAAACATCAGAATCCGGACGATTTCGGGCCCGCGGCGGGCAACTCTTTTTCGGGCGTGGCCGCCAAATCTTTGCAGTCTGAGGTGATACAATGACAATAGAAGAGCGAGTATCGGAACTGGAACGAATCGTATCGGAGATGCAGGGGGAAGGCTCGTATACCAGCAAATACAGCGGTGAGGAGATCGATGCCTTGTTGGGCTCCAGCACCCGCCGGAACCTGCTGGACAACTGGTATTTCGTGGGTGGCGGCTCCCAGCAGGGCGGCGGGCAGTTTCCCATTAACCAGAGGGGGGAAACGAACCGTTCCGGTTCAGGGGGATTCATAGACAGATGGAAGCTGAGTGGGGAAGGCACTGCAACCCTGGGCAGCGATGGAATCACTTTAACTGCTACAACAGGGAATCTGGAATTTATACAATTTTTGGGCATTCCAAATGACCGTCTATTGGGAGAAACAGTTTGCCTCTCTGGACTGGTTGATGGAGACTTGCTATCGATGTCCACGTCTGCCCCGGAGGAAAAACCGAGTGTGTGGACAAATATCATAAATATTATCAAACCGTTTGGATTTGTCCAGTTTAATTATGACAATACGGCGGACAGGTTTTTTGGTAGCGTTATCGTCTCGGCAGGCAACAGCGTACTCCTGCAAGCATCTAAGCTGGAGCTTGGCTCCACCCAAACCCTCGCTTACCAGGACGAGAAGAGCAATTGGAAGCTCTTCGAGACTCCGGATTATGCCGAGGAGCTGGCTCGGTGCCAGAGGTATCTACTGGTTTTGCCTGGATTCAACACATTGTTTTCAAATATTGGGGTTGGTTCGTTCTTTTCGGAAACAGAGGCGGAAATCACAATACCAACACCTACTACGATGCGGATTATGCCGACATGCGCAGCCACAGGGAATTGGCTTCTGAGAGGCGGGGGGCAACTTATAAATGTAGAAGCGGGTGCATCAAATTTCTTCGTCCAGCAGATGTCCTCAAACGCAGTGAGCATGGTAATCAACGGATTGTCTGGGTGCCCAGCAAATCAAGCTACCCAGCTCTTACGAAGTAATAACAGCACGGCCAAGATTACACTTTCCGCCGAACTATAGGAGGTGACCACCATGGACTACACACTCGAACCATACATCGTCTATGTTCAGACAGACGAGCAAGGCCGCATTACCGCCGTCAATAGCTCCGCCTTTGTCTCCACCGACTGGGGCACGGAGATTGACCGAGGCTACGGCGACAAATATCACCACGCCCAGGGAAACTATTTGGATGGGCCGGTCTACACCATGGACGGGATACCCCGGTACAAGCTGGAGGAGGGGGAGGCTGTAGAGCGCACCGAGGAAGAAATTGAGGCCGACCGGGCCGCGCTTCCCGAGCCGGAGCCGGAACCCCAGCCGCCCTCGGAAGAGGACATCACACTGGACATGCTGGCCGAGCACGAGGCGCGGCTGTGTATGCTGGAGCTGACCACCACCGCCACCATCTAAGAAAGGAGACACTATGACAACCGTATACAACCTTTGCAAGCTGCTCATCCAGAAGAACCGAACCGACGGGCTCCAGGACAAGATGGATGTCTATCTCGCCGCCGACCGGCTCACCCCGGAGGAGTACCAGGAGCTGGCCGGACTACTGGCCCCGGAACAGTAATCAACAGCGGGATCGCTGGATAAAAGGATGTGAATCAAATGAGTAAGCTCATTACATACATCCCGCTCTCGTCCGTGGAGCGTATGGAGCTGCGGATCACCAACTGCCGCAAGACACTTTCCCAGGTCAAGTCAGAGACTGGTGCCCACTATGTGTTGAATGGCGGCATGTGGAACCCAGATGGCTCGGCCTGCCCGCTGCTCAAGGTGGGTGGGGTAATGCGCTCCGGCACGCCCTGGAGGGCGATGGGCTACGCCTGGGACAAGGGGCCTGACATCCGCATGACCTCCAAGCACGAGGGAGCGGATAACTTTATTGCGGTGACCGCCCTCGTCGCCTCCGGTAAGCCGGTGGAAAAGCCCTCCTACGGCTCGGCCCAGGGAGGCAAGCGGAGGCGGAGCGCTATCGGCCTGCGTGGTGGCAGTCTGGCTCTCTACTGCTCCTCGGACGGCACCGACGCAGCAACACCGGAGACTTTGAGGGACGAGTTGGCCGGGCTGGGCTGGGCCTCCGCCGTCATGCTGGACGGGGGCGGCTCCAGCCAGTGTGACTTTGGCGGAGAGCGCATCACCGCCAGCCGCAAGGTGCATAACTGGATTTGCGTGTATCTCAAGCAGGCGGAGCAGACACCGCCGGAAGAGGAGGACAAGCCTATGAGCAAGCACACTGTATGCCTAGACCCTGGGCACGGTCCGGGCAACGTCAACGGCTCCCCGGATGGCACCTACAAAGAATGGGAGTTTACGTGGGATATGGCCCAACGCATCAAGCCGTTGCTGGAGGCCCAGGGGGTGGGTGTGGTGCTCACCAAGACAACGGACGACTACCCCAGCCTGACGGAGCGGGCCAACATCAGCAATAAGGCGCAGCCGGATTGCTTTGTGAGCATCCACACCAACGCGGCCGGGGAGGGCGGATGGTCGAGCGCGTCGGGGCTGGAGATCTACACCAGCGCAGGGCCCATGACGGCGAAGCGCAATGCGCTGGCTTCTGAACTGGTCAACGCCTTTCACGCGGCGGGAGTGACACTGCGGAGTGAGCCCATCAAGCACGAGATGTATACCGTGCTCGCCAAGACGGACGCTCCCGCCTGCCTGATTGAGTACGGCTTCCACACCAACAAGGCCGACGTGGAGTACCTCAAAGATACGAAGTACCGGGACAAGCTGGCCGAGGCCACCGCAAAGGGCATCTGTGAGTTCCTGGGCGTAGCATGGCAAGCCGAACCGGGAGCGGACAACTCGGAGGACACCCCGGACGTTTGGGCCGCTGATGCGTGGCAGAAGGCCAAAGACAAGGGCGTTCTGGACGGCACCCGGCCCCGCGATAATATGACCCGGCAGGAGCTGGCCGTCGTGCTGGATCGGTTGAATCTGATTTGATGGAGGTACATATCATGGACATTTCTTCTTTGGGTATCACCGGAGTGGCGGTTATCACTGTGATCTGCTTCCTGGTCGGCCAGGTGGTCAAGGCCACTGGACTGGACAATAAGTGGATTCCCATCATCTGCGGTGCGTTTGGCGCGGTGCTTGGCATCCTCGGCATGTTCGTCATGCCTGATTTCCCGGCCAGTGATTACCTAACAGCCGCCGCTGTTGGCATTGTGAGCGGCCTTGCGGCCACTGGTATCAATCAGGTCTATAAGCAGTTGACTAAGGAGGGCTGATGCCCATGGAGTGGGTAGGCCCACTGATTTCCGGGGCTGCCGTGGTTCTGGTGGCGATCATCGAGGCTGCGGCGGCCCGAGAGCGGAAGCGCATCAAATCTGACAACCAGAAGAGCGACGCCCTTATGAATGGGGTACAGGCCCTGCTCAGGCGCGAAATCATTGCCGAGTACAACCATTATACTGAGCAAGGACATATCCCGATCTATGGTATAGAAAACGTGCTGGATATGTATAACGCATATAAGGCATTGGGCGGAAATGGCATGGCGACGAAGCTGGTAGAGGCCTTGAAGCAACTGCCCACAGAACCGCCGGAGGGCGAAAGGACGTGACTGAATGAGCGCAAGAGTGAAGTTGCCAGAACCATTGGATGAGCTCTTGCGCTCTGAGCTGGAAGCGGCTATCCACGAAGCGGCCCTACACCGCGACGATGAATTGATCGCCAAGCGGCGCATCATTGATAAGTGGGGACAGATTGATGTTGCGGCGGAGCTGGGTTGGGATCGAAGCACAGTTAGCGACCACGAGAAATACATATTCCAAAGGGTTGAATACGTAGCAAAACAACTGTATACGAAAAAAGGAGCCGGGGATTAATCCGGCTCCTTTTTCTATGTGGGTTTCATAATTTCTGACGAAAAAGGCCACCAGAAATCAAACAAAAAATATAGTTGACTGGTGGGATGCACTGTGTTAAAATTTTTGCATGTAGCATCACACCACATAGAACGGAGGATAATATGGAAAAAGAAAAACTGCCGCGCGCAACTCATAGTGGTACTTGGAACATTTCTGAAGATGACGCAATCTCTGTCCAGTGTTATGTTATGGACAATGGTGAGCGCGTTCTTTCTCTCAGGGGAGCCTCTAGAGCTATGGGATTGTCTGAGAAAAGTAGTGCGACCTTAGTTCGGAACTTGAGTGCAAATTGGATCGGCCCCTATTTGAGTGAACCTTTAAGGGAATGGTTAACGCGTGCCATTCGCAATCAACTGCCCGATTATGTTTCTGATAAAGGAACAAAGTTTACTCCATTCGAGGCATCTCTGTTTGTTGACCTTTGCAAAGCATATGTCGATGCTATGCACGATGACGCATTGAAAACAGCTACAAATCAGCAGGTCGCGGATCGGCTGTATTTGATAATGACAGCTTTTGCGAAAACGGGTCTGATTGCTGTTATTGACGAAGTTACAGGTTATCAGGATGATCGTGATCGGCAAGAATTACAGAAAATTTTGAGTCACTACATCAGCGAGGAACTTATGCCGTGGACGAAGCGTTTTCCCGATGAATTTTATAAACAAATGTTCCGTCTCAAGGGATGGGATTATCGTGGCAAAGCAAAACCATCTTATGCCGGCACTCTAACAAATGAGTATATCTATCAATATTTGCCTGATGGGGTACTAGCTGAGTTGAGACAAAAAAATCCCCGGAATGATAGCACGAAGAAAAGACGGTATAGACACCATCAGTTTCTCACTGTAGACACCGGGGCTAAGCATTTGGATAACCAGTTGCAACAGACTATCGCGCTGATGAAAGCTTCAGATAATTGGGAGGAATTTGACCGGCTTTTTAAGCGTGCAATAGGAAAACCATGTCAGGAACGCCTAGATAACTTTTAATAGCGCTATAAGCATCGTGGCTTTCGCGTTTAATGAAGTTCCAATCAAACAAACTGCACATATATTCCACACAAACCCCGCATGGATGCCACCCATGCGGGGTTATTTTATGCGACAATATAGACATGGAGGACGTGAGGATACAGGGTTGGTACACGTCGCCGCCCTCCTCACGGACTCCTTATTTTTATGGACAAGGACGTGTTTGAGATGACTTTGATTGAGAGGATGGTAGCCGCTGGCATGTCCCGCGATTGTGCCACCGAAACAGCGATGTGGTACATGGCACAGGGAGATGACGAGGGCCTAGAGGATTACGTAACCGCATTGGAGGCGGGGAGGGAGGCGCGTCAGTATGGCGTTTCCTAATTACACATACCCGGCTTATGGGGCCTACAATCCTGTTACCCCGTTTGCTCCGGCTCCACAAGTATATCAGCCCCAGCAACCTACTCAGCAACCCTCACAGACCATTCAGCCACAGAGTAATGTAAACACACAGCCCGCTTTTTTCTGCCGTCCTGTGGCCTCCAGGGAAGAAGCGCTGGGTGTTCCGGTTGACTTCATGGGTGCTCCCATGTTTTTCCCCGACCTCGCTCATAATGTGGTCTATATGAAACGATTCAATACCAATACCGGAGCTGCTGATGTGTTTGAGTTCCACGGCCAACAGCAGGCAAAAGAACAGCAGGCAAAAGAACAGCAGGCAGAGAACCCGGCCCCCGCTTTTGCACCGCTGGATGAATTTATGGACATGAAGGACACCATCAACAATCTGAAGGACGAGATAGAACGGCTGAAAAAGCCCACGTCCGGCGGAAAGGCAGGGAAAAAGAATGATGCCTCCGATGAATAATCCCATGATGGCCATGCTCCATATGGCGCGGAACGGCGGGAATCCCATGCAAATGCTCCAGCAGATGGCTGGACAGAATCCGCAGGCAGCTCAAGCCATGCGGCTTATTCAAGGGAAAAACCCGCAGCAACTACGCCAGATCGCGGAGAACATGGCAAAAGAGCGTGGTGTAGATCTAAACCAGATTGCCCGACAGATGGGTGTAACACTACCCAAATAATCTCATATTATTTCTTTTTCTTAAGAAAAGTGTCCTTAATTGCTTCTTCAAAAGACATGCCCTTATGAACCTTTTTATAAACAGAACCGGGAGATATTCCGAGCATAGAACACCACTCCGTAATGCATCTCGTCTCTCCGTTTAACACGATGAAACGATTTGTCTTTATGTTGTGAACCTGTTCCAATTGAGTAGCCCATCGGCAATTTTCGGGACAATACCCTTTACTTCCGTCTATTCGGTCTATTGTTAATCCCTTTGCTCCTGGATGGGTTTCTTCGCACCAAGCAATAAATTGCTCTGGGGATTTTCTCCATTCCTCGCAAACAGTGACGCCCCTTGCCCCATATTTTTTATATGCCGGTTCTTTGGGATCGTAACATCTCCTGACCATATCATTCCATTTTTTATAGAATGGGTGCTTGCTCAGGCCGTGTGTTTTTCTTCGGTTGTCCCAAGTATGAGCACCTTTTTTCCCTTTTGGAAGGCAACCGCAAGATTTAACAGCTCCACTTGAAAATTGATAAGGAAGACAAAAGACTGTATTCCCGCAATCACATAGACATTTTAACTTTACTCGGCCACCAGCTTCTGGCCTTATATAGCCTATAACAGTTAGTTTATTATTCTTTTTTCCCATAAATTCGTTGACATCGATTCGCAAAATATCACCCTACTACATTATATAGCAAACTATATAATAATTCAAGTGTATTCTCGATATATAACGGGGCGCGCGACCCGATATATAAATCACTAACAAAGGAGAACTATTTATGGACGATTTTGCAACCGGATATATTGCTGGACAGGGAGATAACAACAACAGTAGCAATGGCATGTGGGGTGATGGCGGCTGGATTTTTGGCATCATCATTCTGGCTATGGTCTTTGGCTGGGGCCGCGGCGGCTTCGGTGGTTTCGGCGGTGGCGGTGCCAGCACCGATCCCGGCCTCGAGGGCCTAGCCACCCGTGCCGATGTGAACGAGGCCATTGCGTTCAATGGCGTTGAGCGCGGCATCTCTGCTATCCAGCAGGGCATCTGTGACAGCACCTATGCGCTGAATAACAGCATCACCAGCGGCTTCAACAACACCAATGTGGCACTTCTCCAGGGCTTCAACGGCGTCCAGTCTCAGATGTGCAACATGGCCGCTCAGGCACAGGACTGCTGCTGCCAGACCCAGCGCGCTATCGACGGCGTGAACTACAACATGGCGACCAACACCTGCGCCATCCAGAATACCATCCAGAATAGCACACGAGATATCATTGACAGCCAGAACGCTGGTACTCGTGAAATCCTGAATTTCTTGACTCAGGATAAGATCGCCTCCCTCCAGTCTGAGAATCAGGCGTTGAAGTTCCAGGCCAGCCAGACCGCACAGAACTCTTATCTTGCTGCCATGTCTGACGCTCAGACCTCTGAGCTGATTCGGCGCATCAACCCCATGCCCGTACCCGCTTACCAAGTGCCCGCCCCCTATCCCTATTGCGGGACCTACAGCAGCGGCTGCGGCTGTGGCTGCTAAACTGGTCGAAATCGACCACTTTAAATTTCCGGCTCTGCCGTGACTATTTCGGGGCGGCGGGCTAAATGTCTGCCGCCCCTGATTCTTGGAGGTATTTTATGTCTTGTAAGCCTGTTTGCCGCCTGTGCGACAACCTGGTGCTAAGCCAGGCGGTCACCTTTACCGGCGGCAACCTTGAAATCAATCTGCCTGCCGGTGCCTACAACAACGGCGGGAAGTATTGTATTGTGGTAGCCCAGTCCATCCCGGCCACAACTACCATCAATGCACCTGTGTACATTACTATTGGTACGGGGACAGAGCTATATCCCCTTACCAAGCGTAACTGCGCGCAGGTGACTGCCTGCGGCATCCGTACTCGCACCCGATACTCCGTCTGTGTGGTGACTACCCCCACCGGCGGCTCGTTCCGCATGCTGGGGCAGCCCTGCTGCTCTCCCAGCAACAATCTTGCCAGTATTGACGGCGGTGCTGCACCCGCCCCTACGGCGTAAGGAGGGGTCAAAATGAAACGATCTACTCGGATGATGCTCATGTCCAGTGGCAACAATCGTCGCTACAACGACGGACGGAGCTACGACAACTACGATGTCGATGATAAGTTTCGTGACCGCCATGGCCGGGAGCATTACGACAATGGCCGTTATGCACCGCGCTCTGAGATGATGGAGCCGGAGGATCGGGGCTATCGCCGTTACTCTGATGGGCGCTTTGCCCCACGTAACGATGGTGGCATGTGGGTAGAGAGCCGATACTGGGATGACCGGATGTACGGCCCTCAGTCTCACTACGGCTACCCTTACGTCCCACCGGTCTATCGGGAGGATGGGAGCGCATACACAGAGCGACGGGAGATGAATCGTCCCATGAACAAAATCGGATTCGCTATCTCTGGCGAAGGTGAAATGAAAACTCCGAGAGAGTTTGACCATGACTACCGCATGGACGAGATGGCGTACAGAAAAGGTGGAGAACACATGACAGGTTATGGGGCTGCTTCCGGCTATATCCCTTTCACGAAGGAGATGGCCGATGAATGGTCTAAGAATATGGACAACGAGGATGGCACCCGTGGCGCTCACTGGACGCTGGAGCAGGCCAAACAGGTCATGGCCCAGCGTGGGATTGAGTGCGACCCTGTCCAGTTCTGGGCGGCCCTCAACATGGTCTATAGTGACTACGTTAAGGTAGCCAAGAAACACGGTGTCGGTGATAAGATTGATTTCTATGCCGACATGGCAAAATCGTTCCTCTGTGACAAGGACGCACCGGAGGACAAGCTGGCCCGCTACTATGAGTACATTGTGAGGGCTTAAAGAGAGGGCAGAGGCTGTTGCCTCTGCCTTTTTTATGACCTGAAGGCATTGACGGCCAAAGTGTATCACTATTCATTTCAATTTGCACAGGTCACCGGTGGAATTTCCACCACCATTTCCACCACCTTATGTGCCTGAATATGCTATTTTATGTTTTCTATGCTTCTGATGTAGGGAATAAAAAAGTCAGGAAACACTTGATGTAACAAGCATTTCCTGACTTTTTGTTTTGGTACGCCCGAAGGGACTCGAACCCCCAGCCTTCAGAACCGGAATC